TGTACATAGTATTTTTGTGGGCATTTTACATATAATTTTGCATTACCATCTTTACCTACAAGACTTATTCCACTATTTTCATATTCACCATATGCTTTTAAATAATGTTTAATAGTTTTATCATCTTTATTAGCCTTATTGGCAGCCCAGTATATCACTTTATCCCCACCTTTTGCATTTATAATTACTTCAAATTCAATATCCTTTTTTTTAGATTCTGAAATATATTTATTAATAGGAACAAAAGATGCATCTAAAAATGGAAGATATGTTTTACGTTGAAGCATGACATATACCGCTGACAGTGCAATTATTGTATAAATAAATTTTTCTATAAATTCGTGATATTCTAGTGGGAATAAATTAGAAAATAATTCTACTATATTAAATTTTTTATCAAGAGCAATTAATCCCCAATTTAGTGCTCCAAGTATAACTAGAATCTTTAATATAATATATATCATTGCTTTTAATTCAAAATTATCCATTTTTATAATATTCTCCATATTTTATATGGATAAAAAAAATTACCTACGATTTAATTCTTTACTTATAATACCACTAATTGTATCTGTTAAATCATCTGCTGTCATCTGAATACCATTTGTATCATCTGTATTATTACTTCTTATAGAATTTCCTTTTTTATTTAATTGTTTCGCAAATTTCTGTAATTCCATAATGCTATCATCACTTGAATCATCATTATATTTATATTGATTATTATTATCTTTATTATTCTTTTCATTTCTTCCATTTTTTTCATTCTTTACATTCTTTCCATTCTTTCCGTTCTTTCCATTCTTTCCATTCTTTCCATTCTTTTCATTTTGTTTGACAGCAATTTTATGTAAATGTTGTAGAAACTTCTTCTTATTTTTTAATTTAATATCCTCAGAAGAGTTATCAAATGATATATCACTTTTTGTTTCGTCTGTTTCATTTGTATTATCTGATTCTTTTGTATCATCTGTTTGCTTTGTTTCATCTGTGTTAAATGAAATATCAGAAGATTCAGAAGTAGATGATGATTTTTTTTTAGAAGATTTTGTATTTTTCATTAATTTTTTAATTTTTGATAATTGACTATCAAAGTCTGAAAAATTAAATAAATCACTTTTCATTAGAAATATAAATATCACAATTAGTATTATTCCGAATATAATGTAGTTACGCATATTTATAATTTATAATATATTTATAAAAATTATACGCATTCTAATAAATATATAAATAATAATTTATATATTTATTTATGGAAAAAATTGATCATTATGATATATTAATCATTAGTTCTTTTTTTGGAACTGGATGTGATATATTTTATCACGCACCGACTTCAAAAAATTGTGTATTTTTTTCTAATAATTTAAATATAAAGGATGAAATAATTAGTAAAGGATGGAAATTTGAATTTATAAATGTTGAATTAAGTACTGATCAGATTACTGGAGCATTACAGTCCAAATATATTAAATTTCTACAATTTTTAAAAGATCTTGATAAATATAAAAAATTTAGACATATATTATATTTTGATCATAAATTTCAAGTATATGACGAACATATTGATAAAATTATTAATATATTATATGAAAATAATAATAATCCAAAAATAATAATAAGAGAACATAAAAATATATCACGAAAAACTATATGGGATGAAGTCAATGAATCAAGTATCCAAGACAGATATAAAAGAAATATGGATAAAACAATTAATTTAATTAATAATCAAATTAAAAATAGTCTTCTTGTAGAAGATATAAAATTATGTAATACCGGATTAATTTTTTATAATAATTATGATGAAATAATACCAATGTTAAATGATATTTATGATACCGGAATAAAACAACAACAGCCACAATGTCAAATACTTTGGGCAATTCATTCTTATAAATATCTGCATTTAATTAAAACTGTAAAATTTATAGATATAAATCCAGTATGGGACAATATGTTATATTATAATCCTCGTCTATTAATAAAATAAACATAAATTAGATCTCTTCAATATTCACTTCTGCTTCTTCATCATTCTTGCCGTCTGTTCTATCAAAAATAAATCCTCCGTCTTCTTCGTTATGTACTTCTGATTTTGCAGTCATTAAGTTACTTAATTTTTCATATACTTCACGACTAATAATTTGTTCTTTAAGATATGCATTTAAATGATCAATTTCTAAAAATTCTTCTACATATCCGATGCAATTGTTTGTTAATGTTATTCCTGTTACAAGTGAAACAAGAGCAATCTTTGATTGTGTTTTTTTAAAAGCTTGTAGAGCTTTCTTACCTCTTTGATGCATAACTTTTAATTCTTTACCTCCCAATGATTTAAGATCTGGATTTATCCCACTCTCCCATAACAGTTGAGCAGTAAATGCATTCCCGTGATTTTTGTCGATTATCACAATGATAGAGTATAACAGATCAATTTCAGTATTGATTTTCTTACCTGCTAATTCTTCATTTTTCCTTGCTAATTTTTTATGAGATGAACCTCCCTTTGTATTCTTAACCATTTTTATATTATTATAATAAATTATAATAATAATTTGGGATTTCAATTTTTTATATTTTATCCCTTCAATTTCAATACCCACACTTTATTATCGAGTGGACATACTCTTCTCATCTTAAGCCATTCAGTTAGGCAGTGATTATGATATGCATGTCCACACTCACCAATTACAATATCACAATGTGTTGTACCTGATGAAGAACAATTTATACAATAGTTATTATTATCTTCCTTACAGATACCACATGTATCATTAAAGCAGTTTGTTTTAGACGTAGTTACAATGTTTATGGTCAGAAGCTTGAACATTTTAAAATTGAATTATAAACATATAGAACATAATAGTAATATAAATATATTTCAATATTTTTATATATGAATCGCCAAGTACCTCTTATTGAAAAGTATAGACCGAGTAGGCTTGAAGACCTAAAAAATCAAGATGATATTAAGAATATCTTAAAAGATATGGTTAAAAATCGTAATATACCACATATGATATTTTATGGTGGTGCAGGTACAGGTAAAACATCAACTGCAATCGCAGTTTGTAAACAATTATATAAAAGCACATATAATGATAATGTATTAGAATTAAATGCTTCAGATGAAAGAGGTATTCGTGTAGTTAGAGAAAAGATAAAAACATTTGCTCAAAAATCAGCAGATGATGATTTTAAAATTATTATATTGGATGAAGCAGATGCGATGACAACAGATTCTCAATTTGCATTAAGACGTATTATAGAAAAATATTCTATAAATACGCGTTTTGTGTTGATTTGTAATTATATAAATAAAATAATTTCTCCACTATTATCGAGATGTTCTGTTTTTAGGTTTAAAACAATGGAATATTCTAATATAACAAATATATTAAATGATATAATGGAGAAAGAAAATATTATAATTGATAAAAAACTATCAAGTCGCTTGATAAAAGATGATTTAAGAAAATCAATAAATAATTTACAAAAATTAATATTTTTAAATAGAAAAAATATTAAAGACAATAAAATAGATATTAAATATTTTGATGATGATATAAGTATAGATATTAATAAAATTATATATGATGAAAATTTAAATACCATTGAATATACCAATCATTTAATAAATGAAGGATATTCATTTGAAGAACTTTATATACTATTAAAAAAAGAAATATTGTATAATACAGATATATCTGATGAAGATAAATCAAAAATATTTATGGAATTATGTAAAAGTTATGATAAAATTATTAATGGTTCATCTGAACTAATAAATATCAATCATATTATTAACATTATAAATAAAATTTAGCTTTCTTTATTAAATGTTGGCTTAAAACTTTTTTCACTATACATTCTACTAATATGTAGATCATCATTCAAAAGTTCACCTAGTTTCTTTTTCTCTATTGTTCCATTTTGGTCAGTATAGAAAATATTATTTATTTTATATCCTTTCTTTTGTGGAAGAGTACACATAATTGCTAAACAATGAGCACATGGCTTTGACATACCAACTGATCTTGTTAATGTAGTCCTCAAAACATAGATATTAATTCCCATTAACTGCTTTGTATTACGATTCTTTAATCTGTTAATTGCCTCATGTTCGGCATGACACGATTTATATTCATTCCTAGCAATATTTTGACCTACAGATAAGATATTAAATTTTGTTCCTTTATCTGGAAAAATAGTTGCAATATGAAGATGCATATTACGTTTAGAAATTGTTGGACAACCAAACGGATCTCTTGAAATTCTTGTATCAATCATTGATTCCGAACTACTTAAGAGAAAACTTGATAGTTTTTGTTTCATTGGAATAATTATAGATAATTTCTGCTGTCGAAATCCATGGTCTGTAATGTTATTCATTTTATGATTAATTTAACATTATCTTTCTATAATTCGATAAAAATTCAATTTTTTAAGTAGATTAAGAGAGTTAGCAATCATAACTTATATAAATTAATATCTACTCTATGATACCAACAATAGTAGTTATTATTGATATTATGATATCCCATCTTAACACATCTATCTATCGAACATTTATTTGGTTCATTCGATTGAACCAATTTAATATTATTTAGATGATGATGTATTATTTCCTTTTGGTGAACTATAAAAAGCAACAACATTTGCTTTGTGTTGTAGATCATTTGGTATTTCTGTATAGTCTTCATTCGTATCATATATATTTTTTTTATCAACTGTATTATAATAATTTTTTTTTTCATTTTTTATATATTTTATTTGTCTCATATGATAACTTTTGATATCATTATAATATCCATCATTCCTTAAAACCATATATAAATATTATAATATATTTATAATATTTAAAAATATCAATTTTTATACAACATTTCCACCACTACCTCTACCACGACCACGTCCACGACCTCTACCGCCCCTTCCTCCTCTTCCACGTGTAGCAATTTCTTTCTTAGGTTCTGGTTTTGCTTCATCATCTGATAAATTTTTTACAAATTCAACACTTTGTTCATCATCTGATAATGAATTATCTGAATCAGATGTTTCAACAGGTTCTTTTGTTTTTTGCACTATTTTTTGCGTTTGAACTATTTCTTTGGGAGAATTATCTTTATTAAACTCCTCAATTAATTTTTCTAATTCACGGGCTCGATTACTTAATTCATTTATTTTAAGCATTCCCGTTGTCATATCATTTACAACCTGAATATATTCCTTCGTCAAAGCATCTAAATTATTTGAAGCCATAATTATTATTTAGTATTATATTAAATTCTCTATATATTAATTCATTTTAATATCAATTTTTTTCAAACATACTATATATGGACATATTCGTATATAGTATTATAGCAATAATAATATTTTTCTTTATATGGAATATAAGGGAAAATTTTGGTCAATCTTATTTATGGATTCCAACAAGAAATACACGTTTAATGAGTTATGATTTACGAGGAGATCCTTTTGGTTCTATTCTTTATCCAGCAGATTGGAATATGATGCCTTGGAATATGTCTGGAAGAATATTTAATGTTCCATATGTATATTATGCATTTAGACCTTCAAGATATGATATTAATGGAAGATATATTGTTCCAAAAATAAAGAAGAAAATTCCTGCTTAAGCATACATATCTTTAACATATTGAGGTAATTCTTTATCTTTTTTCATTTTAACAAATTCTTCATATGCATTTGTTAAATCTTCAAAACTAATATTTTTTCTAATCTTTGGATCTTTTCCAAAAACACGTGTAGAATGTTTGATCTTCATATTTAATAATAAGTTGTCAATATCTCCACCATAGTTTTCAAAATTCTTTTTATGTTTTTCAATGAATTCTTCAATATTTTTTACATTAAGACTTTCATCAAAATTCCAATTAATTTCTTTTATCTTAAATTGTAAAATATTAGCAAGTTCATTTGCATCATACTTTTCAATAGTATATTTAAATGGAAATCTTCTTTTTAACCCTTCATTTTGAGAGAAAAAACATCTCTCAATTTCTAATGGATAACCTGCTATAATACAAATAAATTTATCACCATTTTCAGATAAATTTTGATTTAATGTATCAATTGCTTCTTTTGCAAATGTATCCGATCTTTCATTTGCTGATCCCAATGAATATACTTCATCTATAAATAATACACCACCAAATGCTTCATCAATAACTTTTTGTGTTTTAATTGCTGTTGAACCGACATATTGACCAATTAAATCACTTCTTCTAACAACTTTAAATTTATAATCTTTTTCTTCCTTTTTTTCTAATTCTTTTTTATCTTTTTCTTTTTTTGCTAGATTTGGATTCAATAATGATAGTAAATTATTTGATATCTCGTGTAATTCACTTTCTTCTTCATTTTTTTCATTTTTCTTTAAAAAATTAAGTTTACAATATATCTTTGCTAATATTCTACCTAATAGTGTTTTACCTACACCAGGAGGTCCTTCAATTACTGTATGCATCATATTATCATCATTTAATTCTTGTAATAAAAATAATAATTGTTCAAACATATTTTTTTTAACACTTGACATACCAATAACACTCTGAAGTTCTTTTAACGCATATGTGATATTTTTTAATCTTATCATATTAATAGGATATTTTCTTTTATCATTAATATCATATGACTCGCCTAATTTAATTAAATCATCTATTGATTCAATTTTATCTAAAATTACGTATTCATCATCTTCTACTGTTTTCTCATCTGTTTTCTCATCTTTTTTATCATCTGTTTTCTCATCTTTTTTATCATCCTTGTTATTATCTTCTCCAATTAAGTGTTTTATAAATTCTTGACTAAATAAATATGGATTACTATTTTTATTATATGGAATTATTTTCATTGAAGAAGGATCCGAACTTGATCTAAAAATAATATGATGCTTTGTATTATCATTTTGAGTTGTATCAATTGTTCTTTGTGATTGATTATTATTTATTCCTTTTCCTCGACCACGGCCTCTTCCTCTACCGCGTCCCCTTCCGCTATTATGATAATGGTAATTATTTATGACTGTTTTTGGATTACCAGAATTTGGATTATTCATTTGTATAATATAACATAATATAAAAGATTATTTATATTGTTTACTATGTATTATATTCTTGAAGTAAATAATGTATTATTTAACATATATGATAAAACAGATGGTGATAAACAAGGATTAATCCATTTGTTTAAATTAAGTCGTATGAATCAAAATGTGGTATTAAAGGAATATCATAATGGATACATGAAAGGTTTATTTCATATTAAGAATAATCAAATTTTATATAGTTATTCTGAAAAAAATAAAATTATTACAAAAAATGTAGATGATTTACCATTTGAATTAGTTTATAATCCAAATATGAAAATAGATATTCAACCAGAATCTTCTGATATAAATGTTAATCTACCAGTTATAAATACTGAGATCCAGATTACGACAGATGAAACTAAACAAGAAACAAAACAAGAAACAAAAGAGGATACAAATGAAGATGAATATATAAATGAAGAAGAATTAAAAAAACAAATAGATGAATTAAATAGATTAAAAGAACAAGAAATAAAAGATTTAGAAAAATTAAATGAGGGATTTCATGAAATTGAAAATGAAGTATTTGGGAAAAATGCAATTTTAACTGCAGAAAAAAATAAATTAAAGAGAGATAAAGAAAAATGGGAAGAGTTTAAAAATATTTTTAATGTTGATAAAAAAATTTATAGAACTATGAAAGAAAAGATAGCAAATAAAGAAATGGAAGAAACAGAAATACCTGAATTATTTGAAAAGAAGTATCCAATTTTTAAAGTATTAGATGAAAATAATATATTAGATACAGTAGAAGATATACATGAATATATAAAATTATTACCAACTGATGATTCAGTATATATTCCTAGAACAACCGAATTATATGGTTTATTTAATGATAATCCTGGTGTATCAAGTATATCATTAACTGATATGAAAGATACTACTCAATTTGAAACTAATATTGAAACAGATGATGAATCTGAATAAATTTAAAATTTTATAATTAATAAAATTTTAATTTTACTTTAAATCTTTGTTTAGAATCTACTCTTAGAATTTTCGCTTTTGTTTATCATTCTTAAAAAAAGTATCATTTTTTCTGTTAGTATTTTGTATATCTTTTAAGGAATCAAATCTATTGGTAGAAGTAATTTTTTCAAATGATAAATTGTTATTTTGATGTAATTCAGTTAAGTTTTTATTCTTATTATAAAATATTTTGTTTTTTAATTCATTATACATATGATTAATAACAAACATTAATGTATTAATACATTTCATCATTTCATTATGATGATCAACTTTTTCTAAATTATTATTTATTAAATAATTAATTAAACTTTCACAATCAGCATATACCATGTGATGAACATAATGATCAGAATTACATTTCTTGCCTTTTTTATCATAATTAAATTCACAATTATCTTTATAATTACAAAATTTATAAGAACATCTATTTATCAAGAATTCTTCTTTAAATCTTTTAGAATGAGATATCTTTGTTAATCCCAATTTATCAGAAAAATATGATGATAAATCTTTAATCCAATTAAATAGATCTATAAAAAATTGCTTATCAGTTTCTGATAATTTATTCTTTAATAAATATCTATTGATATAAATAATTATCAATGCTTCTTTTTCCATTAATTCAAGATCTGTAAAATCTTTTAAATTTTTAATTAATAATATTTCTTTCATTTTATTATTAATCGCTTCATTTTCAACACTAAAATTAAAAATATCAGATGCCTTATTTTCAATTGCTGTATTAATTATTTCATTTAATGATAGTTTACAACTACTTTTGAATTTATTCTCAATATCTATAATATAGTTATTATTTTCATCAAATGAATTAACCCAGTTAAAATTACTCATATTAAAATATATAATTATTTTCTTATATATTATAAGATAATGAATTCTTTTATTGAAGAACATTATAATCTATATAAAGATCAATTGAAAGGATATACTTATATAACACATGATACCCTTCCATTTGTAAAACCAGGAGGTCATATAATGTTAATCAATTTAAAAGGCCAATTACGTAAAGGTGGCGTTTTATTAGACATATTAAATACACGAAGATATACAACAACACGATTTTTAATGGAAACACCTACTAAACGATATTCAATTTCATATACAAATAATTATATATTTTATTCTAAAACACCGCCTCCACCTCCTTTAACAAAGAAAACTTTAAGAAAACAAATTGAAATGTTATTAACTGAATTAACAAATAAATAATTATTCTTATAATTCTAACGTATGTATTATAATGTTTGGTTTAATAATTTTTATTTGATTCATCATTTCATCATAATAAGGAGTCTTAATAATAAGTATATCATTACATTCATGGGATGATAGTATAGATGGTTCAAAAGTTAATAAAGATGTACCATAAATTCTTTTATTACATTTATTAATATCATTATCAATAAATCCTAAAATATGTTCTTTATTATTTAAAAAATTATAAACTATTTGTCCAAGCATATATGATGGCATAATATAAAATGGTTTATCTAATTTAAAATTTTTAATATTTAGTAAAATTGAATTAAAATGTTCAAATAATTCTTTTTCAACATTGATTGGTTTAATTTGATAAGGTATTATTGAATTTGATTTTTGAAAATGAAAAAATAAAGAATGATCTTTAAAATTAATTACATTGATTTGAATAAATCCATACATTTCAAATAAACTTTTAATATTTTCTTTTTCATAGTAAAATGTATGTTGGTTATTTATGAATAAAATTGATGTTTTATTTTTTAAATATGAATTAAAATTTGGAATTGAAATAAATATATTTTTTACACAAGATTTAGATATACTTTCTAAGAAATTATGAGGTTCATATAAATGTTCAAATGTATGACTCATTATTACAGTTTCATCTTTATAATTAGTAAAATTTTCACAATTTCCAATCTGATATTTTATATTATCTATTTTTTTATTAGTTTCATAAATATCAAGAACCGTGTATTTTAAATCATTATTTTTAAAAAAAGAATATAATGGATTACTTCCTCCACCAATTTCACAAATTGTTGTAAGATTAATTGATTTATTTATGAAATTAGTAAATTCATTATGATGATTCCGCCAGAATGATGTTAATAATATTTTATTATCGTCTGAATATAATATTGTTGGATCAATTAAATTTCCTAATTGCACACATCTACATATTTTACATATTTTCCATTCACAATCCATATATATATCATCTTTTTCATCAGTAGTTACCATTGAATGTATGATTGGAAAATTTTTTAAAGTATAAAAATTATCTAATATTAATGATTTACATAATACACATGATATTCGTTTTGTATACATATACAGATAAATATAAATATTTTAACATATTTTAACGTATTTTAACATAAGATATTTAAGATTATATTAATATTATTCATATGTTTCCCTATTATCCAAAAATAAATCATATTTTACATGCTTCAAAGTTAATACAAACTCTTTTTAATTATACTCCTCTTACTCAACATACAGATTTATCATCTAAATATAAATCAAATATATTTTTGAAAAGAGAAGATTTAACACCAGTAAGATCTTATAAAATTAGAGGAGCATTTAATAAAATGTCATCTTTACCAAATAAGAATGGTATTGTTACTTGTTCTGCTGGAAATCATGCTCAAGGTGTAGCTTTCAGTTGTAATAGATTATCTATACAAGGTGATATTTTTATGCCTAAAATAACAACAAAACAAAAAATAGATAAAGTTAAAAACTTTGGTGGATCTTATGTTAATATTTTTTTAGAAGGTTCTAATTTTGATGAATCATTTAATATTGCTAAAAAACATTCTTTAGAAAATAAAAAAGAATTTGTTCATCCGTTTGATGATGAAAAAGTTATTGAAGGACAAGCAACAGTTGGATTAGAAATTTTTAAACAACATCCAACTCCTAGATTAATAGATTATATATTTGTTCCAATCGGAGGAGGTGGATTAAGTGCTGGATTATCATCATATATTAAAGAAATAAATCCAAAAACTAAAATTATTGGAGTAGAACCTTTAGGAGCACCTTCAATGACTGAAGCATTCAATGCTGGTAAAGTTATTACATTGAATAAAATTAATACATTTGTTGATGGAGCTTCAGTAAAAACAGTTGGAGATTTAAATTATAAAATTTGTAAAAAGAATATAGATAATATTTTACTAGTGAATGAAGGACATGTTTGTTCAAAAATATTAGAAATGTATAATGAGAGTGGATATATTATAGAACCTGCTGGTGTTTTATCATTATGTGCATTAGATTTAATGCAGGAAGAAATAGTAAATAAAAATGTGGTATGTGTAATATCTGGAGGAAATTCTGATGTATTTAGAATGCCTGAAATCTTAGAAAGATCACAAATATATCATGGATTAAAACATTATTTTAAAATAGAATTACCACAACGCGCAGGAGCATTAAAAGAATTTATAATGAAATGTCTTGGACCCAATGATGATATAATATATTTTAGGTATACAAAATTAATAAATAAAGAAACGGGACCGATTATAATAGGTATTGATGTTAAAGAACCATCAGATGTTCATTCAATTTTAGAAAATATGACATCATATGATATAACATATGAAAAACTAACTAATATAAACGACATTTAATTTATAAATATATTATATATATTATATTTATATATTATAAGAATGACTACTAGATTAGGAAATGATGATTATAAAAGGGGAAAACAAACCTTACAAGAAAAATTAACAAAAGAAGAAATTGATGAAAAATTACTTGGTTATGTAGAAATTAAAGATCTTGAAGTTTTAAAAACAATTCCTCTTGGTACTGAATTTAGATATTTTGTATTTGAAAAAGAGGGTAAGAAAGTTGTTAAAAAATTTAGATTAGGTGGTAGATTAATTAATAAAGATAATGCTGATAAATATATAGTTTTAGCATCTGGTTATCCTCCTAAACAATTAACATGGAGTGTCCAAGTAGGTAATTCAGAATTATTTTACAAACAAAAAGTTGAAGATATTATAGACAAAAATGAAGATGATGTAAAAGAATTAAAAGATGAAAATAAAAAATTAAAAGATGAGAAAAAAGAACTCATCTTAAAATATAATGAACTTGTTGAAAAATATAGTAAATTAAAAAATAGTATTAAAAAATAATCAAACATAATTTGCACGAGGACTTTCAATATCTTGTTCATAAATCATTAAATTTGTGATTATTTTATCAATAAAATCAATAATTTCTTGATTCTTATTAATTTTATATTCAAAATTGCTGCCTTCAAATCTAATTTGATTATTTTTATATTCTATTAATACATTATCAATTGTATTACTATAATTATTATTTTTATGTATATTTAGATATAATTCTCTAAAAATATGTATAATTGAAATGTTAATATTTAATTTTATAAAAAAAGAATTTATGTTATTGTTCTCTATCATTCTTATCATCAATACATTATTCTCTATTTTATTAGAATATATCATTTATATAATAAAAATTGATTAAAAATTATTTTTTATTATAATTTATTTTAATTATAAATGCAAGATATAAAAATTTGTATCGGCGGTTCTGTCGATGCTGGTAAAAGTACAACAATTGGTGTTCTAACCAATGACATAATCGATGATGGTAGAGGATATGCGAGAAGTCTTATTTTAAAAACTAAGCATGAATTAGATAGTGGTAGAACATCTCAAATATCTTTTAATTATGTTAAGTATCCAGAACAAAATAAAACAGTTACATTGATTGATTTAGCAGGTCATGAAAAATATCTTAAGACGACATTGTATGGTATACTTGGAAGTTTTGTTGATTATGGAATTGTTGTTATTGGATCAAATATGGGAGTTAATCGTATTACAGAAGAACATTTGAGTATTCTGCTATATTTACGACTTCCTATTATAATTATCTTAACAAAGATTGATATGACACCAAAAGAGGTATATGAAAAAACTAGACTGAGTATTAAAAAGATTTTTAATGGAAAAATGTTTAAACGAGATTTACATTTTGTAGATAATGATGAGCAATTATCATCATACATTAAAAAAATAGAAACAAACGATTATATTCAAACTATACCTGTTTTATCTATTTCATGTAAGACTGGTGAAAATATTAGTAAAATTCACGAGATATTCAAAGTTATGCCAAAGAATGAAAAAATCATGAGTAGTATTCAAAGTAAAGATTTAATGATGTATATTGATACTAAATATTCTATTAGTGGGTTAGGAATTGTTGTAAGTGGATCATTATGGAATAAAAAGATAGAAACAAATGAGAATTATTATATTGGACCAATTTTTTTCCCTCAATCAAATATTAATGGATATATCGAGGATTATAAAAAGAAGGTTTACTTTTATCAAATTCGTATTAGAAGCATTCATAATAATCATCGTGAATTAGTAGAATATACAGACCCAAATAATGTTTGTAATGCATGTATAAAATTTACAAATCCAAAAGAAGCATTAATAATAAATCAGATACGTAAAGGATTAATTATAACTGATCGTCCAATGCCGGAGAATGTATATTTTAAATTTAAAGCAATAATTAAAGTATTCAATACAATTACCACGAATATACGTGTAAATTATCAACCAGTAATTCATTGTAGAACAATAAGACAAAATGCAAAGATTTTAGAAATTAAGAAGAATGATGATAAAATCAATGAATATGAATGTGTTTTACAATTTATGAGATTTCCTGAAATATTAGAAACGAATGTGTTATTTTTCTTTAGAGAAGGAAATACAAAAGGTATTGGAAAGATAATTGAATTAATCGAATAATTTTTTATAGAATAATTTTTTTATATTATAATATATGTCTAGTAATGATATTAATACTGATACACTAATAAAGATGAATTCCAATGCTACATTAAGTACATCATCTAAATTAATATTAAAATATTGGTATTCTAAATGTAAAGTATTTTATAAATGTCATAAAGAAACATCTGAATATTTAGATCGAATCCACAAATATATGGGAGTACCAGCTATACTAGTTGGAGTTTTTAATACAACATCAACATTTTCAAATTATTTCGCACAGATTCCATATCTGACTCTTATTAATGGTGCAGCTTCATTTATTGCAACTACTTTATCAGGATTACAGAATTATTTTGATTTAAGTAGATTAGTTAATACTCATTTAAAATTAGCAAATGGTTATAATAAAATCGTTCATATGATAGAAAAAATTCTAGTTTATGAAAAACTTAATGAAACAAGACAAATTAATTCACAATTTACAGATACAATTATTAATCAAATGGAGTATTTACAACAAGATGCTCCTAATATTCCTGATTTTATATGGAATAAACATAAAACAGAATTAAAAAAAATGGTATCAATTATTATAAATAATAAAGATTTTGTCACTGAAATTGCATCTGTTGATTCTATGAAGAATGATAAATCTGTAGAATCAAAAGATAGTCCAGTTGGTGATGACAAAGCAATTGAAATTGTTTTTGATAACTCAAAAAAATCAACATAATCTATAGAATAGTTCTAATATGATTAAAATAAGATATTAATCTCATTTTACAACAATATTTTTTAATTTTTACTTCAACAAATAATTTTTCAATTTCTTTACCTTTTTTTTCATCTGAATCTTTTGATTCATTAATTTTTTCATATTTATCGGTAAATTCTACTTCAATATCTGCTAATAGATGACCACATGTAGGACAAATTGGATATAACATTATATTCTATAAATATAATATTTATTTATATATAAAAATTAAATATATCAATTTTTATATAAATTTTATATATATATATTTATATGAGTACTACTAATACTTCTGATACTATAAATAAAGCCACTAAGAATTTAACGGCTAAAATTACAAAAGAATTAACTAAGCAATTGGCAAAAACTATACAAAAACAACAACCACCAAAACAAGGAAAAGCAAAAACAATTCCTAAACAAGGAAAAGTGATTACATCTCCTAAACAAGGAAAAGCAAAAACAATACCCAATCAAGGAATTGCAAAAACAACTCCCAAACAAGGAAAAGCAAGAACAACACCCAAAAGAACACCCAAACAAGGAAAAGCAAAAACAACTCCCAAAAGAACACCCAAACAAGGAAAAGCAAAAACAACTCCCAAAAGAACACCCAAACAAGGAAAAGCAAAAACTACACCCAAGAGAACACCCAAACAAGGAAAAGCAAAAACTACACCCAAGAGAACACCAAAACAAGGAAAAGGAAAAGCAAAAACAACTCCTAAAAGAACACCAAAAAGAACACCAAAGAGAACACCAAAGAGAACACCAAAGAGAACACCAAAGAGAACACCAAAGAGAACACCTAAACAAGGAAAATCTAGATCATCTACACCAACTTCGTCAAGACGTAGAGGTGGAGATATCGGTATAGATAATTCAAAATTAAATAAATTATTTGATAGTATATCAGAAACTCTAGATGATATAAAGGATAGGAAATTACCAACAAGTATGTTAAATTTAACATTACAACAATTAACAACATATTCATTAAAAGCATTACTTGAAACATATGATGAATTATTTGGATTATTTAAAAATAATAAACTTACAATTGTGAATTTATTATCAATATTATTTAAAGAAAATAGAATTTTATTTTTAGGGACTGGATTTTTAATAGTTTCAATAGTCATGTTTATATTTAATAATTTCGTTAGAATACCATATTTTGGAGCAGATAAGAGAGTATTCGTCAATAATTACTAAGCACCATCAATACTATTTATTTTTATATTTAAGCCATTTATGTATTCATTTAATATGTTATTTAACATATCAACTGATTTTTCTAATTTTTGACGTAGTATAGGATTATTATTAAAACTGTAAATAAATGATGATAAATCTTCTAATATTTTATTTTTAGTATCAAATATGACATCATCCATTAATTTTTTCTTATTGTCTGGTATTACTTGATAATCTTCGTATAATGTAAAGAAATCATTTAAATTAATAACAAATTGATCATATACCTGTTCATTATATTGTTTAAAATCACTTATAAAGTATAAAAAATTTATAATATTATCATATTTATTAATAACAGATTGTATTTCATTCTTAAATGGCTCTTTTTTTCTATTTAAAATAATATCTTTTTCTTTTTCTCTTTCAGTATAACGATAATAAAAATATAATCCAAATAATATAATAGCAGTGATTAAATATACGTCTATTTTTAATAGATATAAAACAATATATATACCAATAAAGATAGATACCATTTCAATTATTTTTCTATCAAAAAATTTTATTATTCTTTCCATAATTTTGTTTATATAAAAAATTTCGAATATAATTGTATTATATGTCTGAAGATAATTTAATTACAAATGATTTAGTCGAGAATCTATTTTATTCATTTTATGATAAAAGAGATATTAAATTAATATTAAAGGAAATATACTCATTTTTAAGAGAAAATACATATTCAAATCTTGAAATTAAAAATGCATTACAGTATTATTTTTGGCAAAGAAAAGAATATATTTATTCAGAATATGATTTAAGATATAGTCAAGTATGTGATGTTCTTGAAAATATAATTAATCCACCAGATCTTTCGCAAGAAATTAATAGCATATTGAATGCAAATGAAGAAGAAAATGAAGAAGAAAATGAAGAAGAAAATGAAGAAGAAAATGAAGAAGAAAATGAACAAGAGGAAGAAGAGAATGAAGAAAATAATATATCTACTACAGATCAATCCTTATTAATGTTACAAAATTTATTAAATAATCCAAATCATCTTAATAATATAGTATTAAATTTCACAATACCACCACAATTTGTACCATTACAACCAATTCAGTTACAACATTATATATTTCATAGTATGAATATGACAATGAATTTATTGAACGATCTAAACAATGGTACACAATATCAACCACAACCAATGAATGATATAAAAAATGTAATTAATAAAGAAGAATTAGATAAATTACCAATCAAAAGTTGGTCAGATTTAGATAAAGAAAAGTATAAAGAATGTTCAATTTGTTTAGATGATTACAATGACACCTCAAATGTAAGAATATTACATTGTTCGCATGGATTTCATTTAAATTGTATTGATCATTGGTTAACCGAATGTAGTTATAAATGTCCTGTATGTAGAGATGATTCTAATACTCATCATTCAGAAATTTAAAAATAGAAACAACTTCCATATTTTATTAAATTATATTTATTTTTTTTATCAAGAGACATTATAACATCAAGATTCCAATTCATAATATGAAACCATTTGTTATTATGCAATTCTTGAAATCTTTTTATTCGTTCTTCTATTTTTTGTTCCATTTTTATTTTATTATTCAAAAACCCACAATCACTTCTATTTTCAATTTTAAATCAAAAAAATTGTAAAAAAAACATATAAGACTAAAAGAATATATATTATATAAGATGAGCTATATTAATGGAATAACAAATAGAATGATTGATGATCGTATTACTGCAATTAAAATGGATTATCCTAATATTGATGTTGTTATTCACGATGAATCACAAAAGATGGTATTTAAAAAAGAGATTAAAAAGAGTATGATGGATAATCTTGTTGAAAATATGTTTAAGAGACCATGGAGTAAGTTACCTTATTTTCATCGTGAAATGAAAGTTATTGAATTTTGTAGAAATAATAAATTAGATGAAAAAGAGTATAAAAAGTATTTATATGAAAAAAAGTTGATTGCTAGAAATGTAGAGTATGATGAAAAGAAAGGTTGTATTATAAAGATTATTATAAAGTAAAAACCAACACTAATAAAAAATAAAAATTGTTCTCTCGTTTTACTCACACTAATTTTTATTTAGATTTTAATAAAAAATCTAAATAAAAATTGATTTATGCTTCTTTTATATAAAGATTAAACGATATTTATATACAATGGGTGATTACAAAAAAGATATCGATGAACTAATAGATATTTATATTGAGGAGAATGATTTAGAATATTTAACAAAAGACGACTTCGATGAATTAGTCGAGTATGCTCATATAAGTCTACAAGAACATCATGATATTAAAATAAATAAACAACAAGTTATTTCAATTATGAATAATTTATTGGAAGGTGAAATGATATATTATAAGAAACCAGTTATTGAAAAAACTCCAGAAGATGAAGAGTATGATAGATTGGATGAATATTATGAATATTTGATGAATTTACCTCAACCAGAACAAAAGAGTAAAGCATGGTTTGATATGCGTAATAATATGATTACAGCATCATCTGCTTTCCAAGCAATTGATTATGAGAAGAAAGGTAAATATGGAACAATGGAAGATTATATATATGAGAAATTATTTGGACGTGTATTTAGTGAAAATAAAATGGTTCATCATGGTAAGAAGTATGAACATATTATTACAATGTTATATGAGCATATTTATAATGTAAAGATTGGTGAATTTGGATTATTACAACATCCTCAATATAGTTTTATTGGTGCCAGTCCAGATGGTATTTGTAGTTCTTATAGATTGGATGGTACGCGTGGTTCTCCACTTTTAGGAACTATGCTTGAAATTAAGTGTCCATATTCGAGACCAATTAATACATCTGGTGAGATTATAAATGGAATATGTCCTGATTATTATTACATGCAAGTTCAATTACAATTACAATGTTGTAATTTGAAGAGATGTGATTTTATTCAAGCAACAATTAGAGAATATACATGTGAAGATGAATTTTTAAATGATAATTATATTCCAAATCACACAGAAAATCAAAATGAACAAGTAAAAATAAATCCAAATTTTGGTAGAAATGCTGTAATTCAGTTATTACCGAAGAAGTGGGTTCAAAAGGAGAAATATGATTCAAAAGTATTTTACAGTAAATATCTATATCCTCCATCATTAAATATGGATAGAGATCAAATATTAGAATGGATTCAATCTGAAAAAGAGAAGTTTCCATCATCACCTCTTGCAACTGATTATAAATTTGATCAACCGTTGTTTTTTAGAGTAGTGTCATCTCATAACATTAGTATATATCGTGATGATAAATATTTTGCCGAAGCATTACCAAAGTTAAAGAAGACATGGGATACTATTTTATATTATAAGGCAAATAAGGAAGAAGCACAAAAATTTAAAGATGCATATGATAGTAAGAAGAAACCAAAGGTTGAATTTGTTGTGAGTAAACCAAATAGTGGTTTTATTGATACTGAATAATTTTTTTATATTCATAAATGAATATAAAAAATTGAAATTACATTTGTATATATATTTATATATTCAAATCAAATTTACCATGGCATCCTCTTCAGAACTGCCTTCAGAAATGATACTATCCACAATTTTGGAATATACGTCTACAAGTCCTAAAGACTTAACTTACATTGGAATTGGAACTAATCCTCATAAAGATCTTGATTCATTATCAGAAAAAGACAGAGATTTCTGGGATCAAGTTATTCCTGTTTTTATAAATGAAATTATTGATACTGGAAAATCTATTCGTATGATACATATTGATCCTACATATTATACAATTATGTCCATGATGGAATATTTTTCTAGACGAGGATATAAATACGATACATCTTTAGGATTCAATCGATGGAGTAAGGATAATAACCGAATTGAAATTCTCATTTTTCCAATTGCATTTGAACATTTTAAATTTGTTAATGAACAATTTAGACATCTCCCTCATAATAATATTCCTCCAGATGATTGGTTTCTAGAGATGATTACGGAACAGACTATACTACAAGGAGGACAATTGATCCTACAAGAATTTACTGGATATGAAACGAATGATTTGTTCAAAAAAATATTCGATAAGACTCCAAATAAAGAGTTATTCAAGAAGAAAATTCTCTTTGATGTATCATATGGTAACTCAAGTTGCATGTTAGATCTAACTAAGTATAAACCCTTCTATGATAAGAATGGAGATTTCTTAAATTTTATTTTGTATACTCGTGATGAGATACTACAGATTGTTGGTACTCATGCTGGAATGGATGAATTGATTAAGAAATATTTTCTAAAAGAATATAGAGATATTTTAAATAATCATCAAGTAAATTACAGACGTAAATTGAAAGGTGATAAGTTACTATTTCCTAATAAATATTATGATGAATCCGCTACACCAGATGATATCATGAAAGTTCTACAAAAACTTCTATCTGAACGATATGATATTTTTAGAAAGATGAAACTGATTTCTGCTGAAAAGGAACAGGAAATTACTCAGCTATTCGAAAACTATCGTACAATTGATCCGTATCGATGGCATGAACTTGTAAATAAAATTATTTTATAAATGACTTTTAATTGTCTTAATAATTAATTCAATTTCTTTATGAGGATTTCCATAAAAAATTTCTCCATTATCTAAAAAATCCTTATTTGTCATTACAACATATATAAATGGATTTAAATTAATATTTTCTAAATTACAGTATTCTGTATTTGTTTTTACTAAAATAAAAAATAATCCATTAATATTATTACTTATTGTTTTTATAAATTCATTAAAATTTATAAATTCTGTTATAATATCATCTTTTATTTGATTATATTCATTTATACCAATTATTTGATGTGTATATAAATAGAATTTTTTACTATCTGATTGTAATATATTTTTAAATCTATTAATACATCTTTTATAATATTCATAATCTTCTGTTTTAGATATATCATGATGTACTAATGATAATTTTGAATCATATGTATTAAAATCATCTATCATATCTTGATTATAATATGTGTTTATATATATACTACATTTATCTCTAGTAACTAATAATTTAACAGAATCAATTATATTATATGTATTCATTTCTTTTTTAACATAGTTTTCTATTTTAAGAAATTCTTTAAAATCATTTAAAATACAATCTTTAATAGTTGATAATTTTGAAATTATCCAATCAAATGGATAACTTTCTTTTTTTAAATTTAATATTCTAATAATTTCAGAACTACTACATCTATAACCCATTGGAATAATTATACAATCTGGTATTTTTTCAAATTTATATGTTTCTTTTAAATAATTTAAATAATCAATATGATTAAATATTTCAGTATTATCCATTATAAAAATATATAAATATCTTTTTATATTTATTGCCTTGGATGAACATGTAATAAATCTTTGTATAAATCATCTTCAAAAATACCAAATTTAAATTGTAATGATACTTGTAATTTTACATAATATGGATTTCTAATATATGTACATCTACAAGAATAATCTGTTGATGTCTGACAATTACAAACATCAGTATTTGCACGTGTATCTAAATTATTAGTTACATATTGATTTCCATATCTATCTGTTATTTTAACTGTATATTTAAGTGCATTTTGTAAAATAGAATCTTTATAAAAAATAAATGGTGGATATATATTATTTAAAACAGTATAACTATTTGTACCAACACATGTACCAATAAATGTTACTTTATCTGAATTGGTTGTATAAACATAATTAGTTATTTCTGGAATATAAATATAAAATAATCTATCACCAATAATTGTTGTTGCTGTATCAACACTATATTTATTATATGTTGTACCTTGGTTCATTTCATATACTATTGTAGGATCATCATTTATAATATAATTTATAGTCCAATTAGATCCACTAACATATATACTAACAACACGTATAGTAACTGTACTTGCTGATAAAACTATTGTATGTACATCGTTATTAGATAAATATAGATAATTTATTCCATAATATGTATGTATTGTTGTGTAATCAGTATCTGTTGTTAAAGCAGTTTGTTTAATAGTATAGTTATTTGGTAAAGTGACAGTTTCTAATTTTAAATATTTAATATCTTTATATTTTCTTTGAATTACAGGTTGATTTGTATTTTTGTCACCATTAAAAGTTATATTAAATTGAAATGGATTTGGAAATGCTATAAGACTACGATCAGCACTATCGATATTGATACCATGTTGAACTAATCTATCAATAAAATCTCTTATAGTTCTACCATTCGAATGAATATATAATGAATACATTCCCCAATTATTATTGATCTCTCCTTTAAAATCAAATAAGTCTTTAATTTCGAATAAAAATCTACGGTGTTTTTTATCAGTCCATGTAATGCGAGAACCGACATCCGCAAGTTGATTTAAAAAGAACTCCATTTTATAATAAGTTATTATATAAAAAATTATTTAGATAAATGTATTATGAGAGAACAATTTATCAATAATAAAATAATTGGCATAATATATAAAAATTTGGTTACAAAATTAAATTTAGACTTAGGGGTTGAAGAAAAAACTAAATTAACAAAAAAGATGATTAAAGTTATGACAGAAGTTTTTAACAACATTGATCAATCAAGAGTTAATGCGAGTAATTATAAAAATATCTTACGCCAATTTATTAATAACTGTTTTTCAATAATTTATAGTGATTTGAATAAAGATAAGAAGCAAGAAACTTTTCAACAAGATAGTCGTTTAGAGAGAGATCGTAGTTTAATGGGAGATAGAAAAAATATTGTTGATTCACGATCTACGGATTCAAGACAAGCATATGATAAAGGATCAAATTTTGCCTCTTTTAATGAGAGTTTTAATATACCTCAAAAAGCTGGATTTCAAGGACGTTACGAACCTCAAACAGATAATGTTGGAAAGAAAAAAGATTTTGCTGAAACATTAGATAGTAGATATAAACAATTACAAAATGAATATGGTAATTCACATATGACTAAACGACCATCTACACCACCTGAATTACGTGGTGATGGTGGATCAAATTTAAATAAATTATCACGTGAAAATTCAAAGAATAAACAAGATGCTCGTATGCCACAACAAAGACAACAATTACAACCTCATAATATGGATGCAAAAGACTTTTTAAAACCTCAAGATGCAAGAGCATTACCAACAAATGTAAATAGTAAACAAATGGATACTTTTAATTTTGGTACAAAAGATGATGGAAAGAACTACGAAAATTTAAATGAAAATGAAAGCAACTACCAAGGAAATTTTGATGTTAATACATGGACAACTGGAATTAACCCAAATAAATTTAATATTGATGAAAATACTCCATTAGCTAAAAAATTAGCGATGTATCAACAAGATCGTGAAAATATGGAAAATGGTGATAGAAAACAAGTAAGATTTGAAGATCGTAATGAAAGAGAAAAAGAGGATGAAAGAGAACAACAAAGAGAAATGGAAGAACAACAAAGAATAAATAGAATGAGAGAAATGGAAAGAGAGCGAAAAAAAATGGAAGCCGATAGATCAATGGATATTAAGAGAGAAGCTGTACGAGTCCCACAAAACGAGGGATTTTCTAATGTAGTAGAAGCAAAATTAGGTGAATATGAAAATACAATTGAACTATTATTAGATAAAATTAAAGATTTACAAAAACAACAAATTAAGTATATGAGTGGTGGAAATTCAGATGCTGATGATAAAATAAGATTATTACAAGCCAAGCGTGATGAAATATTAGGAGAAGTAACAAGATTGCAATCAATGACTTTAGATCTTGAAAAACAACAACAAATTATACAAGAAAGAGAAACAAAATTTAAACAAAAAGAGTTAGATTTAGAGGCTAAAATGAGACGTATGGTTGATTTAAGAAATATGGATGAAAGACAAGTAATGATCAAAGCAAATTCTGGTAGATTTACATATCAATTACAAGATACATTAACAAATGTAAGTGCAATTCAATTAGTAAACTACAACATACCATATGAAGAACATAATATAAATTCAAATAATAATAAATTATATTTTTCAGTCGTATCAGAAAATGATCAAAATGTCAACAACGAATCAGATGATGATATATTAACATCTGACAGTGAAAATTATATAGATGAAGTATTTATTAATGCAAATAAAGTATATGTTATGACAATTCCAGAAAATAATTATGATATTTATGGTTTGTTAGAGGTAATGAATAAGATTGGAACTAAATGGCAAATTAATTTTAGTTTAGTGAAAGGAAAAGTTGTTATTAAGACTGGAAAACAAAATAGATTAAAATTATATAATGATAGAGAATATCAAAATAACTTATTACCAATGTTAGGATTTAATCGTATAATTGGTGATAAATACAGACATATTGCTGAAAAGAAATATAATATTAAGAATGATAAATTAGTACAATTATTTATTAAAAATGTTGTAAATGAACCATTTGCTGAATTTTTAATTGGAAGTGCAAAAATTCATAAATTTACCAAAGAAGTGAACATAGAAAATATATCAAGATTAGATATTGAAATTAAGTTAAATGAAAAAACATTTATGCCACAAGAACCATACGTATTAGAATTTAATATTGTAATGAATAATGCTGTAAATTCTTTGGTTGTTGAAAGTAAGAATTCTTCTAATCCAGCAATTATAATAGATGAGAAGAAAGATGATAAACAAGAAGTAAATGAAGAAATTAATACCGATGATAATGATTTGTTAAATAAGGTATCAAATTTAATGAATTTATAATAAATATATATTAATATATTCATCATCAAAATAATTAGCTTTTTTATAAACATATCCATTTGATTCTAATAGATCACGCATTTCTGTTCTTCTTGGTTCAACATAATTATGTTCTACATGAATTATTCCAAATCTATATTTTCTAAAATTAATAGTTTTTAAAATTTCAAATTCCGATCCTTCAGTGTCAATTGATAAATATTCTATAAATTTAGGAGCATTTATATTCATTAATGCATCATCTAATGTTATTGTGATAACATTAATTTGCTCTCCATTTTTTGCAAAAATATGTCTATCAATATATTCAGTTATTCCAGAAAATAAACCATTTACTGAAAATTTTAATATTTCATAACTTTTATTAAATACAGCGTTATTACATATATGACAATTTCTATTTTCTTTTAATTTTTCATATAAAATAGGTAATGGTTCAATACATAATCCTTTCCAATTATATTTTTTTTCAAGTAAATATGTATTTGATAAAGATATTCCATCATTTGCACCAATTTCAACAAAAAAACCATTTTCTTTAAAATTATAATGTTTTATAACATCTAAATCTTGACCTAATTGTGAATATGTATTATTCATATATATATTTCGTTAATTATATTAATTAATAAAATATAACTTAATTTAATAAAATAATTTAATTTATAATTTAGGTTATAATATGACAAGTTTTGAAAAAACCCACTCGTCCCCAAAAAGCTACAAACAAGCTCTTTTGACACCTACAACGACTCCAACAAATACACCAGCATCAACACCACCTAAAGATATTTTTATGATTAAAACTCCAGTTCAAAAAATTAAATGGATTTTAAATTATAATGTTGAAAATCGAATTTGTTCAGTATGTCAAAAAGGCTTAGAATGGGACGAGTGTAATTCATATTATACAATATATGAAGAATTATATTTAGCAATAACTGGTAAATATGTTACAAAAGAATATACAGATAAATACACATCAGAAAAATTATTATTTTGTGATAAATGTAAAAAAAATAAGATAGATAATTCCTTAGACTCTTTTAATTTGTAATATAATTGGATTATTATTTTCTGTATGCTCTGATTCACCAAATGGTCCAATATTTCTTCCAGTTGTTGAATATGTTATAAAATCAAATATATGAGCAATCGTATTTGTAATAGTTGATAATCTAGATCTTTCTAATTGAAACCATGTATCAGAATTCTTATTACATGATTTTGTAAACAAACATGATGTACCAATTAATAAATCAAAAACATTTGTCATATCGTCATTTAAATCATAAATAATTCCTCGACCTAATCGATACTGATTTAAACATGAATGATGCGAACTTGACATAATTGGTTCTAATTTTTTATTATTTTTTTTCAAATTATTTCTATGATAAATTACCCATTTTTTATAAAAATATCCATCATCTTTAATAATTATATATGCTCCTTTTAATATTTTCTTAAACATTGAATAATCAAAATTGGTTTCATTTAATAAATCTATTACAACCATTTTAAAGGTATCATCTAATGTTTTATGATGTTTTTTTAAATATTTTATAATTTTATCATAAGAGTCCTCCATATATTGTATATAGAAAAAATATATTTTTCTATATCTAATAATTTACTCACAAATATATCCTGCTGTTTTTTTAATTTTAATTCTATTACCATCATCTTCAATTGCATAATTCTCAAGTGTGATATTTTGATTGTTAAAATATACTTCTCTGCATTCATTTATTGTATCATCAGGAACTTTTTGACTTATTATTTTATCAAATTTTGTACCATGTAATAATCTAATTATAAAATTCATTGAATATACTCCACATTCTGAATTTTTATATTGATTTCTTATTTGACTATATCTAATATCATATTTTTTTTCAACTTCATTTAATCCATCTTTTTTCATATAATCATCCGCATCTATATTTATAACCTTTCCTGTATCTTTTTTATATTTCCATTCAGCAATTCTTTTAACAAATTCTCTTATTCTTTTCTCAGGACGATATCCATATGAATCAAAATAATATATTTGTCCAGTTTCTAAATTTGCATATACAGATACCCAGTGAGAACCACCTTGATCATGATTATCTAAATTTGGAACTAATCCAATTGTTTTAATAGGATATTTTTTATTTTTTATCCCAAACAATTCATTATATAAATTAGAACCATTTGGAAATTGTTGTAATGCTCTTTGCATTTGATCATTTGGTGTTTCAATTATATCTTTATAGAATTCTCTAAATGGATATTTATTTTGTCTACCTCTAAATTGATTAAATTTTTCAACTAATTGAAAATTTTTTGTATAGAATTTTTTAAGTTCATATTGAACCATCATTTCATTTTTTAATTTTTCACCATTCTTCATTATATCATCAAAATCTAATTTAGCAATTTCATTGTAGTTTATTTCTTCAAAGTCCATTGGTGTTGCACCTAAGAATAAATAATCAGGAAATTTTTTCTCCATTTGTTCCATAACATCATCAATATTTTCTGTACTTAACCATTCTGTTTTACCTTCTGTTCCCATTGGTCTGAATATTTCATCCATATTAATAGCTTCATTTGAATTATTGAATTTCTTTTTTAACCAACATCTTTGATCATTATTACAATCCTTTAATTTTTCATCTAATTGTTGCAGTAAATAACTCTTATTACTATTATCTATATTAATTTTTTCGGATGTTATCTTTTTCTTGTCAATTGCTTTGTTATATAAATGTGCAATTAATTTTAACTGATCAACAGATAAACAAGAACCCTCAGTATATTCTGCATTAGCAGCACAACGTAAATTATGATTAAGTGCTCCTCCTTTCTTATTTGTTCTCTTCATAAATTAATTAATATAAAAATTTATAATAATTCAAATAATTTGTTATATTATAAATTTATTTTTATTATATATTATATGTCAAACAGAAATAACTCAAATCCAAATAATTTAAGAACTAATCTGAATTCAATCGAAAAAGGAGTAACTGATTTATTTAAAAAAATAGATTCGCCAAATGATTCAATGTTTACTCGTCAAACAAACGTAGATATTAGATTAAATGGTTATGTTGATAGAGCAGATTTATATAGAAATAATTTAAATCTTAATGAACCATCTGATAAATTAAAAGCAGCCAATGAATTATTAAAAGAACAAAGTAAAGGTATGAAAGGTGTTGATAATAGACGTGACTTATATCCCCAAAGTGAAATAAACAACGAATATAAAGATTTACGTAAAGCAGTAATTGATAATCACGGAAGTGTGCCATTTGTAAATGCTAGTATAAGATCAACAACATTGCCATATGATGTATTATTATCTGAAGAAGATATGAAAAAAATTCAAGAAAGAGGAAGAAGACAAGAAAGATTTCAAGATGATAATCGTCCTAAATCTCCTCAAAAAGATCCAAGAGATAATCGTTTTAATTTATATCCTAATGCTGAAATTAATAATTATAAATCAGAAAGAAATGTTCAAATGAATAATCCCAGTAATGGCGCTCCATTTGAAAATGCATATCAAAGAAGATCTACAAATATTAGAGAAGTTGAAGGATCGCCTGATGGAACTCCCTTTGATCATGCATCTACAAGAGATCGTGTACCAATGAATCCAAGAGATTCTTATCGTTCATCATATTATCAATCAACAGATAAAAATCAATTAGATGAAGAAGTAACATATGATAAACATAGAAGACAAGTTGATAGTGGTCAAGTTAATTTTCCAAATGGTGATGTATTTACCCATGGAAATGCCAGAGATCGTGTACCAATTGATCCACTAAATGTATATCGTTCATCTGATTATGCTTCAACACCTTACAATCAATTAGATATTGATGTAGATAATGTTCCTCAAAAAGCAATGATTAATAAAACATCAAATGCAATTTTAAATAGAGAATTTGATATCAACAATGATAACAAAACATCATTGGGAGAAGCAAATGAAGATACAATGATTCACACACCATATACAACATTAGATAAATTTAATAAACCTGATGTAATATTTAAGAATGTAAATGAAACAAAACCACAAGTAGATGTATTAAATGAATTTATTGTAAATATTGATTCATCAAATAGAAATGTAACATTTTATCCAAATCCATTTAAATTAAGAGTAATGTTTAATCCAGCAGATCCTGGATATACAATTGTAAATGGTGCTAAAGTTGCAAATAGTGCCGCAGCTGATTTAACAATTCCAAGAGCATTTGAAAATATCAAATATTTAAGATTAGAAACAGCAACTTTACCAAGATATTATTTATTAACTTATACAACTGAAACAGGAGCAACTCCTTCAACAATTGGTGATGCAAATGAAAGAACAATTCTTGCAGCAGTTATCGCAAATATAAATACAAATAAGGCAAATTCAGCATATAATTTTGCAGGTTATATTAATAGTGTTGGGGGATCATATTCTCCACCAACAGGTTATGTAACACAATATGTAGCGTATACATGGGTATCTGCTACAAATATTAATGCAAAATTCAATGTTGTAAATTCATCAAGTGTTTCAATTGCATATGAATTAGTTTTTAATGGAACTTCTGCACAAACAATATCAAAGAGATACATTGTAAATACAACTGCTGATTTATCAACTGATCGTTATTTAATGATAAACATTGATGAAATTACTGATAATACACAAAATTCAACAAATGGAAAAAATCAATATAACTATTTATATCCTGACTACATTACAACAAATTATTTTTATGGTGACAATCACTTTGTTGACAAGATATTTAAGAATGCTAAATTAGGGACAATTCAAACACTTACAATAACATTGAGTGATAGTTTTGGAAATTTAATTACTGGAGGAAATTATATTGATACCACTAATTCAACAACAGATATGGTATCTACTACTTCTACACAAACTGCATCAACAGTATATAATGATAGTATTTCATATGTTAGACATCCATATTATAGACCATTCCAACTAACCTTAATGTTTAAGGTTGGATGTTATGAAACTGAAATTGACAAGAAGATTTTCTTTTAGATTACATTTTTTAAATTACATTTTTTAATTTGGGGATATTTATTATTTGACTAATAATATATGTTTCATCATCAAATTTTTCAGGATTTCCATCAATTAATTTAACTTTTCCGATTGGAAAATCAAGTTCAAAATCATAGACTGTTCCTGATTCACTATAATACCAATAACTCTTTTTCTTTTCAAATAAATTTTCTCCTATTTTTTCAACACCTTCTATTTTAAAAACTTTAATTCTTTTAACTTCAGAGTTATCAGAATTTAATCCATTATTAATTTTAATATCATACTCAATATCATCTTTATAAGCTGGCCCAACATATTGATCAAATAATGATTTTTCATTAAATTGGAAACAATTATAACTTTCATCTATCATATTATGTGCTTTAAATAATTCACAATCAACTGCTACTTCTTTAACTGATTTTAAAAATGAATCAATTAAAAGTTGTTTTTCTTTTGCTAATTCTTCTACATCTTCATCTGTTGTCTTTCTTTCATTCTTTCTAACTGCTTTAAATCTATAAACATCAACTCTTCTATCTTCCATTGGTAAATCTTTATGAGAACATTGACGGATACCTCTACCAATAACTTGTTCAATACGAACATCATTCCAATAAGGATCTAATACATGGATTTGTCTGACATTCATTAATGAAATACCTTCTGAACCTGCTGGTGCTAATAAAATATATTTTATATGTTTTCCTTCTTTATTTTCTGTTTTATTGAAAAGATCTTTATTTTGAGTTCTTACTTCTTGACTAATATCACCAGTAAATTCAGTAAATCTTTTATAATCTTCCGCCCCCGCTTTTTGGTATTCTAATACACCAAAATATTTTAAATATAATTTATATACTTCTAATCCTTCCATTTTAACGTAGTTGGAGAAAATTAAAACTGGGCCTTTACTCTTTTGAGCATAAAATAATGAAGCAACAAATTTACATGAACATGCATATAATTTATCAAATAATTTTGATTTTTTAGTATAATTTTTAAAGAAATCACTAAATTTATATTTGTATTCTTTTTTGAAAACTTCAAGATCATCTAAGATAGTATGTTTATTTTTAACATCTTCCGCATTTATCTTATCAAAATATTCTTCAGTTTGGGTAACAAAATCTTTGATTGTTGCTAAATATAATTCAACATTTCTAACATATTCTTTATTTAATAATTGTTCCTTTAATTTTTCTGTCTTTCCTTCTAAAATATTTGCACCATCAATATCATGGATTTTAAATTGATTTGGTCTTGGTCTTCTTTCACCATTTACTTTATCTGATATAACAGGAAATACAAAATTACATGCTTGACGAGTATATGTTTTATATGTTTTATCTTGAGTTCGACCTTTCATTTTTGCTGCTTCTAATTTTGCTTCGATTGCTTCATATACTTCATATACTTCTTGTTGATAAGGATCCATTACTAAATCTTTATACAATACTCTCTTTTCAGCAAAAACATCTTTTGTTGCTCCTAAATAATAACTTACTAATCCTAATATTCTTCTTTGAAACATATTTTTTGTAACTGGATTTAATGATTTTACATTACCTCCACCAATATATACATCATTGAATTTATTTTCATTCTTAGGAAATGTATCCGGTCTTAATAAATTAAAGATAAGTGCTAATTCATAAGGTGAGTTAATGGCAGGAGTTCCTGAAATTAATATTACTCTTGCTTGATCATTTTCTTTCTTTTCTTGAACTATGTAATCATATATTACTTGTGCTCTCTTACCAGTTTTAGATGTTAAGTTATTGTAAACATTTCTGATAAAGTTGTGAGCTTCGTCAAAAATATATAATGGTTTTTTAGAACTATCTGCTTCTTTGATTGCTTGAATAAAATCTCTGTCTGCTTTTGGAGAGTCATAGTGAATGAATTTTATATTTGCCATTCTTCCGTCAATATCACTTTTACTTAAAAAAGTTTTTAATTCTTTTAACCATGTAGCATCAAGAGATGCTTTTACTAATAAAAATACATTCCATGCTGGAGTATAATTATATAATACATTGTAAATGTTGATAGCTGATGCTGTTTTACCACTACCTAATCCATGGTAAATTAAAATATCTCTGAATGGGGATCTATAATCTAAAAAAGAGGCGACAAATTTTTGATAAGTTCTGAGTTCTAATTGTTGGCCTTCTTGAGTATAGTTGCAAGGATCCGCACCTGTTTGTTTTTCAATTGGAGCCAATTTATATTTTCTAAAGTTTGATAAAACCCAGAGGGTGAATAATCTTCCATTTGTTCTCAAATCTATAAAATTTTGATTATTTAAAGAATCAGAATTGTCAGATGACATATATATATATATTTATATAAATATTTATATAAATATAATGAATTTATGTATAATAATAACAGGTCAATTAAGAACATTTTTTAATCATTCACAACAACACTTTATTGATATGTTAAATTTATCTAAAAAATCATATACAAATATTCTCATAATTTGTGTAATTAGTGGTAATTTTAATGAAATTACCATAACAGACTATTTTAATAAATTAAATGTTTCATTTCTCATAATTGATTATAATAAATATATACCTATTTTTAATTCAATAATAAATCAAAAAATAAATAGTAAAGAATACACCAAACAAAAAATAGAATATTTAAGTTATTTTAATCATGCGCATTATGAAATTAATATCAAAGATTCAAATGATGTTCCAATTAAGCATAGTTATCAATATCATCAATTAGAAATTGGTATAAATGAATTATTAGAATACGAAAAAAAATACAATATAATATATGATGTAATAATGAGAACACGATTCGATATACCATATCATAAAAATTTTTATCCACATTTTCCAAATACAATATTAAAAAAGTTATTATTAACTGATACAAATATTGAATTATATAATAAAATAATTCAAAAATATAAAATAGCAGATATTGTTGATTTTTTAAAAAACCAACAGATTGAATTACCATTATGTCGAGTAAATTTAGATTATGTAAGTATTACATTTGGAGGTGATTATTATTATAATAATAAATCAGTTGAGAATATTATGAATGGGAGTGATGATATATTATATGCTTTTAATGATTATATATATTATGCTAAAAGAAATGTATTTTTAAAATTAGTCAATTTGTTTAACGATTCATACATAAAAGAAACTAACTTAAATATCTCACATTTTTATGCTCCTGAAGCACAGCTGATTATTTTCTGTGATAACAATTCTATTGATATTCTAATGTATAGACATTATGATTCAAATGGTAATCGATTAGATGAACCATTTAGACTTCCTTAACGATTTGATCTTCATTCAACAAATTAAACTTAATTAGAGCATTCATCGCACTAATTTGTTGTGCTTCCTTCTTAGTAGTGGCAGTTCCATAGCATAATACTTTACCAGTAAAATCCAAAATTCCTTCCTTGAACATTTTCTTGTTTGTTTTTCTATCAATAAATTGTTCAAGTTCAACATATTTTGGTGCATTCCATTTATTCTTATGATAGAAAATCATAATTTGATTCTTGAAATTGGTATCCTTATAGATTAGTTCCGAATAATCAGGAACAGAATCTAGTAATATTCTTAAGAATTTATAACAAACTTCAAATCCTTGATCCTTGTATAATGCTCCCATGAAAGATTCAAAAACATCTTCTAGAAGTTTATCACTATCACGACCTTGTAATGCTTCAACTTGATTTGAAATAATCATGTATTTATCAATTCCTAGAATTTTTGCAAATACACATAATGCTTCTCTGTTTTCTATTTTCATTTTTAATCTTGATAGAAACCCTTCATCATCCGTATCTTCACTAAAACGATCAAAGAGATAATCCGCACAAATTAGTTTAATTACTGTATCACCAAGAAACTCAAATCTTTCATTTGATGCGTCCTGTAAATGGAGTGTTCCTTTGGGATATAATTTATATGCTTCATCTAAAATATCTTTGTATAGACCATAATATTCACGCTTAATGTATGATTTATGGGTAAGTGCTTTTTGATATAATTCTATTTTTTTAACACTAATATCAATCTTAAATTTTTTAAATAGTTTTGTGACATCTTCGTTTTTAATCAAAATGTTATTTTCATTAAAAGGAATCGATACTGTTTCGACATCTTCATGTTCTTCTTGAGTATTCATTTATACTATAATAATAGTTATTACTCTAAATTAATAAATATCAATTTTTAATTTGAATTTTTATTTTAAGAATATAAAAATAATATAATTATGTCTCAATATATTCTTTTGCCTATTTTACTATTACCAATCATAATAGTACCATATATGTATAAACAATGTTTTAAAAAGAAACAAATTAAAAGTATTGATGAAGATTTAGAATATGGAAATCAACGTCTTGATCATATTATTGATTCAATTGGCCCAGCAAGAATAGTTCAATTTTTGGATACAGAATTTGAATTTCGTAAATTTAATCCTCATTTGGATCAAAAATTAGGAAATTATTTGAAGAAAAAATTTTAATTATATATCATATATTATGTGTAAAACAAATATATTATATATCGATGATTCAGAAATTGAGGGGAAAGGATTATTCGCAAATGGTGATTTAGATGTTGGAGAATGTGTTGGTTTACTTGCTCGAGTATTAGGTGATAGTAATTTTAATGATAAGCCATTTGGTAGATATATAAATCATAGTGAAAATCCAAATTTAGATTTGAAAGTAACATGTGATAAAAAAAATAATATTATATATGTATTAGGAATAGCAAATAGATATATAAAAAAGGGTGTTGAATTAACAGCAAATTATAATGATAAATTTGCTCCTAAACCAAATTTTATTAATACAAAATCTTATAATTTTGAGAAGATAATGAGGAGTTATTAATACGCCTCAGAAATATAATCAGTATCTAAAAATGGATATTTAGTTTCTGATTCAAACTTTTTAACATTTCGTGCAACCATTTGAGGTAAATCACCCACCGCATCAGAAGTTTCTGTTGATTTTTCAGAACTTTCAGAACTTTCGGAACTAACCTTAATAGTTTGTAATCTTGGATTATTAATTAAATTACCAGATACATTATCAAATATATATTCAGGTAATTTAATATCATAATCTGTTTGTGGATTATATCTATATTTTGTTCTAATTCCTTGAGATATTTTTTTCTTAATATCCAAGAAACTTTGTCTTCTTTCATCAAATGCTTTACCTAAACATTTGATCATAAAATCTCTGTATATGGTATCATCCATCACAGTTTTATTATTCTTCTTTAAATATTCATTTCTAACTTTAATTAATTCCCCGAGTATATTATTAACATTATCATAATCTAACTTATTAATGTAATTGTAATAATACTTTGTCAATTGATGTAATAAAACTTGTTGAAAACTTGCGATGTTTCCAGATTCATATTTTCTGTAGGGAACACATCTGTCATTATTTGAAAAAACTGTTAATACAACTTTGTCATTATGAATAAATTCAACATGACGTCCGAAGAATTGAAAAAATGGAAAATATTCCTTTACAGTAATCTTATTATTCTTTGATAATTCATGATAAATGTTTTTAATATCTTTTTCATAATCAACAGATATAACTTCAAATGGTAATAATTTTTTATCTTTATTTACTGTATAAAATTGTAAAGCATATGTTCCAACATGCATAAATGAATCAGTCATTACCATCTTTGAAATTTCTTTTATTATTTCTGTTTCTCCTGTTGGTAATTCATCATATGATATCTTTCCTTTTCCAACCTCTAAAGGATAATACTTTAATAATAACATTCCGCGAGGAAATGCTTTGTCTTTTAATATTCTAAAACTCATTAATGGATCTGTATACATTCTTAAAAAATCTACATACATGAATTTTGGATGTATATATCTGATGCCATCTATTCTAATTGTTGGCATTTTATTGTAGATATATGTTGGTACATATGATATATCAGAAACATCTTCAAAATTTGAAAATACTTTATATGAATCTCCATGTTGTGCTTGAACACCTTGTATATCTTTAAATTTTTTAGCATGTAATGAATCACATAAATCTTTTAAATCTTTGATTGGTTCGGGTGAATAAAATTCATAATCTGCTTTTTTCAAATCATCATATATACCATCTTTGGGATTCTTGTGTTGAATTAAAGTATTAAGCGCACTTCCACCATATACAATTCTATCTTTTGATTTAATAAATTCTTTGATTGCTTTAACAACTGATTTGAATTCATCTATTGTTGGTTCATAAGTTGTTTTGACAACTTTATCAGCTTCTTTGACTAACATATCAATATTGTCCGCAATGACATCTATATCATATTGTGTATATAAATCAATCGTTGTACCTTTTTCATTTGGATTATTTTCTCTTTTTATTTTAGATATTTTTTTATTCTTCCCCATATAATTAAAAAAGATAAAATCTAAATTTAAAATTTACAACTTGCACCACATATATAACAATCAAACCAAGTTGTTGCTCCTTCATCAGCAGATCGGTTTTGCATTTGGCGTAAAATACCTTTACGTCCTTTACATTTTCTACATTGATATAAATCGGTATAGGCAAGATTTGTTTTCTTATCTTCTACGTAATTAAACCTTTTAATAATTTTTTCCCAATTTTCGGGATTCAATTGTTGAGGAGTATATTCTAGTACTTCATCCATATTTGATTTAATTTTATCTAATAGTCCTTGACTAAAATTATGTACTACATCATCTACCTTGCTTTCATAGATACTTTGTAAGATAGAATTTGTTACACTTTTATTAACATTATTATTACAATACTTTACACTGTAGTTGTAGATTTTTACTTCTAACTCATCACTTAGATCATCATTTTTGATATGTTTATTTAATAGTTCAAAAGTATTATCTCTATAATCTTGTGGTATTGATAATGACATACTAATAATATTAATATAATTTTATATTAATATAAATTAAAGTCAATTTTTTATTCTTTCATTTATGAAAGAATAAAAAATTAGTGTGAGCGAAGCGAGATCTCAATTTTTATTTTGATTTCATTTATGAAAGAATAAAAAATTAGTGTGAGCGAAGCGAGATCTCAATTTTTATGGAATCTCATTCTTGATTGGATTTAAAGCCAAAATCTTTCTATCCAAAGGAATAATATATCCATTCTCATTAATAGTTAATACATTATTATACATCATACAATTTGTCTTACTGAAAAACAAATTCATCTTTTCATACATTTTTGCAGTTCTAAATAATTTACTATTTATATCGAGAGGCTTAAAGATTCTATCAGTATCTCTCTTATTTAGTCCATGAATTTCATATAAATCTTTCCATTTTTCAACATCATGAGAATACTTAATCATCTTAATTCTTTCTTTATCATTTAAGATAGTTGTAAACCCACGCTGTCTATATTTATTAATAACTTCAATCGGATCTTTCGCTCCAGCAAAATATTTATATTCAATATTTGTTAATGTCATACATGCGCCAATACATGACGGTAACATAAATACTTCTGTACCATCATAATATGCGCGAACACAAGGTAAGTGAAATTTATGAACAGTTGAAAAGAAGTTTTCATATTTAATTTGGAAGAATTCAAAGTTTCTCTTGATTCCGGTAATCTTATACTTAAATTTGATGTTCTCATAGATTAGAATTTTATTTGTTTCCATATTATCATCAAATTCATAGAAATCCTTAATGTAAATATTTATTTGATCCATTGGAAGGATATCAAATAATACATTATATTTGGGATCTTGGAATTTTTCAGGATTCTCCTCAAAATGCTTTCTATGTTCATTAACTTTATAATCAATATATAGTTGATAAATCTTTTTCTTATTTTCTAAGAGATGATCTTTGAAAGTTTCTTTCGTACAATCAAGTTTCAAGTCTTTAATAAAATCATCAAGTTTCTTAAAATTGATAAACATTACAGCATTCTTGACTGGTTCAATTCTTGATATATTTTCATTACTGATTGATTTAGTATTCTTATCTAATTGTTCATTTAATTCATATGCTTTGTCAATATATTCAAATGTATCTTTTAGATTACACATGATATCAAGATCAGCACTTCCATAATATTCATCTACAAATGCTTCAAAATTTCCTCCAGTATTAATGATTAGAGGATTAAATCTAGGTAAGCATGCCGCAATAACACTTCCTGAAATTGCTATGTTATTAAAGTTTACATTTTTAAAAGCATCATAATGCTTCTTACTATTCCCACTTAAGAATACATTGAATCTCGCTTTGAATGTTTGTAAATCTGCTACCCCATAAGTTTGTTTAATTAATTCTTTATCAAGATTTGCCGAATCATAATTTGTTAGCGTATAGTGATCAACACCATACGCATTAAATTCCATATATAACTTATCATTTATTAAGATTGGTAAATAAGGACTATCCTTTAATTTACTGTATGAGAACTGAAATGTTGGTAGTTTAGACGCATTTGTACACGTAAATACAAATCTATCATTTATATCAATATAACTTTTCTTAATTGTTTCTTCCAAATATAATGATAGCCAACCATAACCAATCATCTTTTTAAAATTCATTTCTGATATATTTGTTGATATCTTTAGGAGTAATTCTAACATTTTTTGATTGTTTAGAATTAGATGACAGTATTCTTTTGAAACTAACATATTTGTAATAAGGATAATTAATTCTTCATGTGATTTTTCTTGACTTAGTTTTTGAATGATTTCAAGAAAGTTTGGTAATTCTTTCTTATCAACAACTTTGTAAATATTGTATCCTTCTTTTTTAATAGCATTACTCGCATCTACAAAGTTTTGCTTTCTGTACATATATGACAAATAATCACCACCATCTTCAGGAAGATTTTTAATACCTTCAATTGTTTCAAGTAATTTTTTATTTTCGATCTTTGTCATATCAATAAAATTAAAATTACGGTTCATGAATTGAATACTAATATTTAATTTACAGTTATAGTAATTAGTCCAATAATTTGCTTCATCACAGTTTTCAATCATATAACTAATATCCTTGATTTTCTTAACACTACCAAAATAATAATTCAAGAATTTAATCTTGAAATAATCTTCTAATAGACAATTCTTGAACTGTGATAGATATAATTTAACATCTGATTTAGAAATTGTAAAAATTGGAACTATAAGAGTATGTTCATTATATTGATCATCTGGTTTGTGTTCTAATTCATTAATAACATCTAATGAGACGATACTAATAGAATTCTTTAGAATCTCATTATTGAGAATCTTAAAAGGACACTTGATCAAACATACATTTTTATAATATGCTTCTAATTTCTTTTCTGATAAGATTGACTCGAAAATTGTTAAGTTATCGAAATACTCATTATCGAAGAATTCATCCGTAAAACATAATACGTAGACTGTTTTAAAATTTGATACGAGTTCATCCACCGTCATATTATCAATATTCCGAAGCTGGCCATCTATGAAGAGTTGCTTCAAGCCGTAGAGCGTATTCGATACTTTTTTAGACATTGTATATATATACTATATCTAATTTGGTTATAAAATAATAGTTTATCAATTTTTTATAAGATCAGATGAAATCTGATTCTTAGAAAAAATTAGTGTGAGCATAGCGAGAGAACAATTTTTACGGTACATATACCATCATATCTCCTTCTAACATATAATAATCAAGATCAAACAATCTTGTCATACATGTTTTGAAAATAGATTCTTTAATTTTTAATCCGCATTTTGCTTCAACTAAACCTTGAATTTCTAGTTTAGAAATTTTCTTGGTTTTGATTAATTTAATGATATATGATTCTATCATATCATTTTTAGTTTCAGCTTGAATAATTGGTGTAGATACGACTTCTTCTACATGTTTTGTTTTCTTGATAATTTCTATACTGATTTCTTGCTTCTTATTAAAGAAGTCTGTGTTTAAAAATAGTAAATCGTTATCATCATCATGAAGAATAATATTATAGTATTCAAAAGTTGTTCTAATATCCTCGATTAAATCATAACTAAAATGATTTTTTAATGTTGAAATTGGTAATGTATAAATATTATTATCCTTGTAAACTTCCGGATTTGGATTTTGCCTGAATAACATTAATGCATTTAGTAGAATTAGATTTGCATTTATAATTGTATTACTAAACTGGATTTTACCATTTGATAAATATCCATGAATATTAATATTTTTTAGATTACTGAATATTTCATCTTTGAAAAACTTATTTGCAAAAACAGTATATCCAGTTAATTGATTATTATATTGGGTAATTAATCCAGTATATGATTTATCATCAATGTGTTTATTATCAACACTAAAGAATGATACTAAGTTTGATCTAAATTTCAATAATTTTCTATTATCATTTTCAACTTGAATAAGATGATTTTCATCAAACTTAAACTTTGATGTATTTGATATAGATACTTCCTGTTCTAGTTTTGTCATATATCCTTTTTGCATTGAAATAATATTATCTATTACTGATAATTTATGATTAAAACGATTAATACGTTCTATACAATCAAGATAATATTTCATACATGATTTAGAAAAATATTTTGGTAGAACTAGCTTTATCATTTCTCTCGTTAAAAGGTTATAGTTTGGAAAATATTTAATGATCGTTTCAAGATATTGAATCTTTTCAGGTACAACTTGTTGTTTAATCATATTTATATAACTATTGATTATATAAACATCTATTTTTTGATTTTCAATCATATTGTGAATAAGCTCAACTAGTTTGATTTCTTTCATTTCTTTTCTTTTATGTTCAATTACTTTATCTAAGATTGTTAATCTTAGAATTGATTTGATTACATCATCCTTAGTTATATTTTTTGATACTAATGAATTATGAATTTTTTTAAAATATAATTGCCAGTCAACGTTATCAATTAATTCATTATTTGTTTGATTCTTATTAGAAACAGTTTCAAAATATAGGTTAATTATGTTTGGTATATATAGATCATGATTATCATTGATTTCACATTTATTTACATATTCTTCAACTAACATTAATTTATTACAATTAAGTATTTTAATTATTTGAGGATTGTACTTAAGTTTTATTAAGTATGTTTGAACATTATCTAGTAGTTTATGTTGAGTCAAAATTGTTTTTTCTAAATTATCACTTATATATTGTTTCTTAATATGATCAATAATATGTTGAATGATAAATACACAATATGACTGATCAATTTTATCACTTAGGATCTGTTCTAAGTTATATAAATTCGTATTTTTAATTATACAATTTGTAATATCAATTATGATGTTTTCATTTTTAGAAAAATCATATTTAATAAACTTGTGAATATCTTTAACATTCTCAAGTTCTAATACACACAAAAATAGTGTATCAATGATGTTGGTAATTGTATTATACTTTTTAATAGTATGATCAATATTTTTCTCTCTCTTGATATTCTTAATAAATTCATTAAAGATTTTTAGTAATTCTGTTTTGTCTATCTTATCACGATTCATAAATATATGGGGATAGTAATAATTTATTAAGTTTGGCTTATCCACACATGTTTTGATGATCTTTTGACAATCAACATCATCGATGTCGCTCACTTTGACTATATTAAATGTATCACGCATTTTGTATTATATTTAAATATATGGTATATATTTAAGTATTAGGAATATCAATTTTTTTTAGATTTCATTTCATATTTCATTTCATATTTCATTTCATATTTATAAAACAAATCTATCTAATAACATATAGATTGTTACAAATAATAAACCTCTGATTACTAAATTTGATTGTTCCGCAAATGGTAAATTTTTTATGAATGAAACTCCATTTAATCCATTTGTTAATTGACTTGATGAAAATACAAAGAACAACGCAAATAATACACCAACTGCTGTTAATATTTTTGTTGGATCACTGAATGAAAAATTCTCTTTGGTTTCAGGGACAACACTTACACGTACTGGTTCATTATTTTTATCTGATTCAGATTGTTGTTGAGCTTGTTGTTGAGCTTGTTGTTGAGCTTGTTGTTGAGCTTGTTGTTGCATCATTTGTTGTCTCATTTGTTGTTGATTCATATCTTGAACATTAATATTTGGGCTACCGTCAGACGCATCTTTATTTCCTACGAGTTGTTCAAAATCTTCTGAAATATCGTTATCTCTTGAAGCATTACGATTCATTTTATATAATTAAAATCATATATTATTTTTTATAACTTAACACAATTTTATCATACAAGTTATCAAAAACTATATATTTATTTGTATATTTTTCATTTGTTTGATAATCATAGAATTTAAATTCTTTAGGAACATTCATCTCATCGTCATCAAAACAATATTTTTCATATATATTTAATATCTTATCAATATATTCATCAATTAATGAATCATACTTTTTTTCTGTTTCACTTCTTAAAGCTATAAATACTTTATCTTTAAATTTTCCAATGTCCCAATAAAACGAGGCAAGTTTACTATTATATTTTTTTAATTCATTTTCACCCTCATTTGTATAAAACATATCTATTCCAAAATTTAATAGATGACTTTTTTTAAATCCTAATTCAGATAAATTTATTCCATTATATTTTAATGGTGCTATAATAACCATATTATTATCAAAAATAAATTTAGTATATTCATCACCATCAAAACATACTCCAATACGATAATAATTTATAAGAATCACATCAATTAAATCAATTAATTCCATATCATTTAAATTAATATATTCAACAGCTTTATCTTTTTCATCAATTTTTGTTGTTAAAAGAGAATTTGAAAATATAAAGGCATCACCAGTTATTTGTTTTCTTTTGTTATTCATAATTGTTGCTAAAAAATTTAATTTATTTACAGAATTATCTTCATTATAAGAATGTTCTATATAACACATTTGAAATATATTTTTATCTGTTGTATGAATATCAATTGTATTACCAATATTTTTATCACTTAATTTAAGAGAATCTGATATAATTGTCAACAATTTATCATTTGTTTTATATTCAAATTCTTCTACATATTTATTTAGATATTCTGTAATATTATTTTTTGATTCATCTGTAATTTTTAAATCATCATCAAACTTTATATCACTCATATTAAATTCTTGTTCATTTGTTTTTAATTTGTAAAATTTCATATTATTTATTTACTATTCTTTATTAAATATTAAATTTTTTATATATAAACTAATATAATTTAATCCATTCATCTGGATATAATCCATTTGTATTATATACTTTTGACCATATTCTAGGAACAAATATTTGATTACGTTTTCCATAAGCACCTAAAAAAGCTCCCCACCAACTAAATGTTGAATTCGCACATATTGCTCCACCTAAACATAAACTCATAAATGCCAAACAATATAATTCATCAACACTTTCTATTAAAATTATCTTTTTTTGTATAAACAATTTTTGTTTTTTAACCCATTCAATATCATCAGAGAATACATAAATATATCTAATTTTGTCAATTAATAATCCAATTGCTTTTTCATAATATTCTAATCCAAGATTTGGATGATAGTTCTTTTTTTGTAAATAATCTCCTCTACGTATATGTAGAAATGCTGAATTTTCTAATAAATATTCTGTATATTCTTTTTTAATTTTGTTTCTATATGATTCTAATCCTAAATTAAATAATTTTCTTATATCATTTTCATATGGTTTTAATGTTTGATAATATTGGAAATGATTGTTAAATAAGATTGGTTCATTTCTTATAGAATATTTATCATATGGATTTAAATTTTCATAAACTTTATATCCATTTGATAATATTATTTTTTTTAATTCTTCAGTTTGTTTCATACATAGATATTTACCAAAATACCTAAAAATTGTTTCCGAATAATTAAAATTATTTATATTATGTTCATTACCATTATGTTTAAAAAAATATAATGGATAATTATTTTCTCTACTACTTGAATATGCCGCAGCAATAATAAACATTTGATTTCCTAAACCACCAATAAACCATGCTATATTTCCTTTTGAATGAATAAACTCCATATTAATAATAAATTTACATCTCTAAATCAATATAATTTTATCCATTCGTCGGGAAATAAACAATCAACTTTACAATTTCTAATCCAATCTCTTGGAACAAAAACAGGATTTCTTTTTTCATATGCTCCTAAAAATGCTCCCCACCACGAAAAACTAGAATTTGCACATATTGCACCTGCATGACATTTACTCATAAATGCAAGTGTATATAATTCATCTTTTGAATCTATACATATCATTTTTGAATCATATTTAAATAAATCTTGTTTTTTTACCCATTCAATATCATCTGAAAATACAAAAAAATGTCGTACATTATCCCTCAATAAATTAATAGCCATTACATAATATGATAATGGTATAACTGGATGTCTATCGGGATATTTTAAATAATCACCTCTTCTAATATGAATAAATGCTGATTCTTCAAGAATAAATGTTGGATAATTTATTTTATATGATGTTAATCCTTCTTTAAAAAGATTTCTAATATCATTTTCATATATTTTAAGCGGTGGATAATATTGAAAATATTGATTGAATGTAATTGGAATTTGTAAATTATCTAAACTATATGCTTCAGTTGATATCATAAATTGATATATATCATTTCTAATATAATTATTTGGATAATTTAGTTGACTAAGATGGACTCCAAAATGTTTAAAAATATTTTCTGAATAATTAACTTTTTCACCATGGTGATTTGTATCTTCAATGCGTGGAATGTATAAAGTACAATTATATTTTTTAGACGCTACATATCCAGCAGCAATTTGAAACATTTTATTACCTAATCCACCACAAAACATAAGATATATCCCATTTTTATCTTCCATTATTAATAATATTTATCTTTATTTATCTTTATATTTATTAAATTTAATACCTAATTTATGTAAAACGTCGTATATACAATCTACATAGGTATTTTTATTAATTTTTACTTTTTTATTATTTTTAAAATTATCACCATCAAAGAATACACTATCTAAATCTGTTATTTCATATATATAACAATCTTTTTCTAATTCTTTT